GCGCTTCACCGGCCTCGCCCCGCGCTATTCGACGAAGAACACGTCGAACTCTGCGACGGCTGCGAATGTTCTCGATGGCGGCGGAACCTCTTCGACCAACACGTCGATCTGGATTCCGGTCTGGGGCGACGACACTCTCCACGGTACCTTCCCTAAGGGCAAGATGACTGGCCTCCAGCATCGCGACATGGGCGAGTGGCCGGTGCAGGACGCGTCTGGCAATACCTATCAGGCCTATCGCGATCACTTCAAGTGGGAAATCGGCCTCGTTCTTCGTGACTGGCGCTATGTCGCTCGCATCGCGAATATCGACGTCACCCAGCTTACCGGTGTCTCGGCTGCGAATCTGATCAACCTTCTGGTCCGCGCTCTGTATCGCCTGCCGACGGCCCCTTCGGGCGCTACGGCGATTCAGTCCTCCGACACCCCGGCGGTTCGCGCGAACATGGGTCGGACGGTGATCTACTGCAACCGTGTGGTTCGCACCTACCTCGACCTTCAAGCCATGAATAAAACTAATGTTCTGCTTAGGTTGGAAGAATTTGACGGTAAAGTGGTAACTACTTTCCGTGGAATTCCTGTGCGTACGTGCGACGCAATTTTGAATAACGAGGCTCAGGTTACCTAGTCTTAGGCCACCTCCCTAAACCTCATCGAAAGGAACCTAAACCATGATTTTGGACAATCTCCTCACCTTCACCGGCACGTCTAATGGCGCAACCGGTGGCATCACGGCAGGCGCTCAGACCGATCTGCCGACGACCGGCACTCAGGCTGCGTCGAACATCATTGACCTTGGCCTTGATGGCATCCCCAGCTATGCCAACGGCGGTGGCGCTCGCGATATTGGCGTCGGCGATGATCCGTCGCTCAAGCTTTCGGCGATCGTTGTGACTGCCATCACAGGCGGTACCAGCCTTCAGCTTCAATTGCAGGGCGCACCTGACAATGGCTCAGGTGCGCCGGGCTCCTACACCACTATGTGGACTTCGGCTGCTATTGCTGAGGCATCCCTTGTGGCCGGCGCCCAGCTTGCCAACATTGACGTTCCCCGCGTCGTATTTGGTCAGGCTCTGCCGCGGTTCCTGAAGCTGAACTTCATTTCTGTTGGCACTCACTCGGCCGGCGCGATTGAATGTCAGATCGTCCTCGATCGCGACGATCAGATCATGGGAACTGGTGGAGCCTATTCAGGCTATCCTGCTGGTCTCACCGTCGCCAACTAAAGGAGTCCCTGCCGTGAACCGCAAGATTGCTCTTCTGGCCGTGGCAGGGCCTGCTTCATATTTCGATCGACTGGAGTGAGGAATAAGATCATGGCAAGATGGAAGCTAATGGCGGCCCATTATCTCAACGTCACTGACGAGGAATGGGAATACACTGAGAACGATCGATCAACTGGTCGGCCGAAGCGAGTTAAGTTCCCTGTTCCGCGCCTACTTGATCCGCGCGATCCTAGTAGTTGGACGAAACGTTGGGGAAACAAAGATAATGAAGATGGCGAAATCATTGTCTGCTACGCAGGCAAGGGCGAATCTGACGACGTTATCTTCAAAGGCGATCCGACTCCGGATATGCTCCCTGTCGATGATGAGGCCCGAGAGATTTCGGCCAAATTTGAGCACCTTTGGAAAGCAAAGCCGGAATCTATGGCCGGAGATTTCTCTCAGTCGTTGATTGACAAGTTCCAGTCTGATCTTGCGGTGGCCCAGGCAAAATCCGCCGAGATTCCGGGTATGTCTGAGTTGATCGCCAACATTGGCAAGCTGGCTGAATCGAACCAGAAAGTCCTCGAAACTGTAACTCGGAGGATTTAATCATGGGTCTTATCTCCACTGGCCCCGGATCGCCACTGGCATTTGCTTCGGCCAGTGGGGGTAAGGTTTATGCTTACAACAATGTATCTGAATCAAGTTCTACGGTTGTCGCTGCGGCCAATTCGCAGCGACAACGAATTATGTTTCACAATCCCGGGGCCAATGATATATTTATAGCCCCAGCATATGTCCAAACCACAGGTTCCAATGTAGCCTTGACTCCATCTAATGCAGCCCTTGGAGGCTGCTTTCGAGTATATGGCAACGGTGGAACTCTTGTGATCGAAGGTGAATGCCAAGGTGCCTTTCAAGCATTTGCTTTGACTGGCGCTGGTTCGTCCAATCCTCTCACAGTGATGGATTCAAATGTTTAACATTCTTATCCTTCTTCTAGGATTGCTTGCATCTACGGCGATGGCTCAGACCTGCCCGACGCGGCCATCTAGCGATAGTTCCAATGCATGTGCCAACACAGCTTTTGTTGGTAACTCATTCGCATCGGTTCAGGCTGGACCTCTTACCATAGGCAAACCTCCCGGCGGGTATGTAGTCATTTCAGGTTCACCCTCTCCACATACAGGTTACATTTCGTGGTATCGCCCGAATGGAACCCGAGTTGCATTTCTTGGTAACGATCCAATTGATAATTCGCTGACCCTAGATATGCAAGGGGGTGTGTTTTTCCTGACTAATGGATCGATGAACGCCACTACAATCAACATGACCGGCTGCTACGTCTATGGCGTTGCTTGCTTGACTGCATCACAACCAATGTCTTTGAATGCAACCTCTACATTGCGCTATGGCTATATTGGCTATGGCGATTCTATCACTGAAGGTCTTGGCGCGACGACTGTAGCCAACTCTTATATGGGAATCCTTCAAACCGATTATGGAGTCAACACTCCAACATTCACCAACTATGGTGTCACTGGCTACACCCTTGCTGATATGCAGGCGCGGGTGTTCAACACGTTAACGGCTCCAGTTGGTGGCGCAAATCCGCTAGTATCGATGTTCATCGGTGCTAATGATGTAACTTACATCGGCAATGCACTTTATGCAACCAGCTATAAAGCCATGTATACAGCCACTGCCGCTTTCTCTGGAATCTCGGAGAGCCTGTACCTTTCAGGAACTTATTCCGGCAATGTTCTTACAGGATCGTGGTCGACAGATACGACCTATTCTTCATTCAGCGGCAAAACAACCACTGACAATGCAGCGACCTATTCAGTCAATGCCTATTCATCGAGTGGCGCGCTCTACCTCTACTACGGCTCTTATCTCTCATCCGGCGGCACATTCACAGTCGCGATTAACGGAACACCGGTTGCTGATCAAATCACCGGAAACACAGTGATGACCTCGCAACCGCCTGTTGCATTTCTAACGTCGACAGGCTTGACGCGGGCTGTAGCCGCTGCGAGATATATCGTCCCAGCTAACACATTGCTCACAGTACAGATCACCGTGACCTCGGCGAGTGGCGCGGGCAATCCGGTTTCGATCTATGGCGTCGCCACTCCACCCTCAAAACTTCGCGGCATATCCGCGCCAAAGGTGTTTCTGGCCGGTGCCATTCGCCAGCCTGACGATACAAACAGCGCCGCGACTGCTATCCTCAATGCTACGAACAAATACGTCGCGACGACACTTGCAGGCGATGGACTTAATGTAAACTTCGTTGATATCCGCGCCTACTTAAACCAATCAATCGACATGGCTAATGTCGTTATGATGAACTGCGCAGCCGTTACACCTTCATGGGCATATGGCCATCCCAATGACTGTGGCCATCGCCATATTGCTCAGGCTTTTGAGGATGCAATCAATGCGGCGCCTGTTAATTACTTCTCCACCTTCGCGCAAGGTGGTGGTGGCTTGGCGGGTGCAGCGAATTATTTCTCATTCGTAAATGCAGATTCCATTGCGATGGGCTTGATCTCTGGTGCAACCCGTGCAATTCGCCTCGGTGCAGATAGCACTTCATTTATCATCGGCGGCGTCAACAATACAGGTACAGCCTTTACACCGCTTGTATTTGAAGGAAGTACATTATCCTTCCATACCAATGGATCGACACCTGCGCTAAACATATCTGCCGGGCAGGTAATCCAGCTTCCAGCCGTGACAACGGGAACACCAGCCGCGTCGCTATGTCTTGATGCAAGTGGCAATATCATCAAGAAAACGACGGCCGGTGCTTGCATATGAGGAACCTCAATATGAAAAGCCTATACATATTCCTAGCCTTGTTTGCAACTTCAGCTTATGCCGAGGAAGTTTCTGAGCCGCCGACTGTCACACTTACCGCATCGGATATCGAAGCGTTTCGTGACTATGCGCGAGCAGAAGGCGCCGCCAACTATGCAGTAGGACTTGCGTTGGAAAAGGCTCGACCTACGATCAATAAAATAAACGAAGCCTTTAAATCTGTCAAGAGATAATCTGTAGGATCGGCTATGCCTAAACTAACCTCAGAAGAAGCCTTGAATCAAATCGCACAAGACATTCATGTAATGCGCGATCTTATGTCGACAGTGGTCAATGCTTTACATGATGCCGAGAAAGAAGTCCACGAGAAGATGCGTCGATTTGTTATGTACTGGCACGACCTACACGACATAATCAATATATTTGAGGAACGTGGCAATCATCCGCCAGATTACATTCGCAAGGAAATGGAACGTTGCGATGATCGCTTTCGTCAACTCTTAACCGAAGCCCATACCGACGGTGGGACTTTTGAAAAGGTCCGGCGCGAAATGGCGAAGGACGAAAACAATCGTTGGGATCACACACGAGCAATAGGAGTGAGCAAATGAAACAGGGATCAGGGAATAGTTCTCGTGG